ATTCCTCTGCGCCATCTAGTGCTACGTCCATTAAGTTATCTACTACTATCAAGGTAGGTGATCTACCCCAGATAGTTTCGAATGCAGATACTTCTTCGTCTAAGTCTTTAAGTGTAGGTGAAGATTCAAATGACCAAAACAAATGATTGTTCTCTGACAAGATAGCCTCTGCTGTGTCAGGACTATTCTTCATAAGGTTCTCGGCTGCTTGCTGTGTCATCTTACCTGTCATAGAGATAAGTCTCATAGCCATGGTATGTGCATTGGTATCAGCAGAGAAGTAAAGTGTTGGTTGCTTTAGTCGGGCTGCAATATGTAATGCAACTGACGATTTACCAGCACCAGGTGTACCTGCAATGACTGTTACCTCAGCACGACGCAACACAATACCAGCCCTAGCAAATGCTTGAAAGGGAGCCGGTAATGGCTCCCCTCCTACATCAGTCTTGCGAACTGAGCGTCGTAATGTTTTCATTACTTGATGCGATCAGGTACGAATGTATTCCAATCAGGCTCATGCTTCTGTACATAAGTGGTCTTACACTTAGACGGATCACCTTGTGCTGATGGGCAGAAGTATCCTTTGTAGATACCACCTTGCTTTGATTGCCCTTGGATAGCAGTCATCTTTCCATGTGGACAGTTACGTCCGCCCCCAATAGAAGGGGCTCCGCTAAAAGGTGGTGTGTCTTGCTGGATTACTTGAGCGTTAGGAAACGCTTGAGTTACTGTTGCTAATGCTGCAGTGTTACCACGTACTGCACTCTCTAGTTCTGTTACTGCAGCCTTGATGGACTCTAGCCCAAGTGCAATCACTTGATCTAATCCTGCTCCATCTTCTGCTCTTACTGTTACAAGACTACCTGCTGCAGTCTTGACTGTGATTGAGATGGGTGCTTCTGTGCTACTCATCGTCACTCTCCTGTTCTTGTTTAGTTGTCCATTCACATGCGGACGATAGCCCGCACATGTTACAGTGATCGAAGTTAGGTAGATAGATGTTGTCCTTACGGGCGCGATCAAACATACTAACCAGCGCTTCGATCTTGTCGTCGGTCATGTCGGCAAGGTCGAACGCTTGCGACAATTCTCCCTTACGCGCCATCCAATAGTATCCTGTTGTTGCATGGATACCATAGATCTTGCGTAGACCGTAGGAGTAGAACGCTAGTTGTAGTGAACTACCAGGCACACGTTTGCCTGTCTTTAAGTCCACGATAATGTATTCACCTGTAGTAGTGTCAATGAATACGCGATCAAGAAACATCTTGACCATGATGCCATCAATGACTGGGTTCATCTCAAGTTCAATACCTAAGTAACCTTGTTCAGTCACAGCAATCTTTAGATGTGGGTTGGCTTGACGCCACTCAATCCAGTTCTTGTAGAACCTAAAGCCATTTGTGTACCACCAATCACCATCTTCTGGTGAGCGGGTACGTGCAGCAGCAACACGCCACTTGCTACGGTCGCCCCTATACTCAGGGCGTTCATCTGCAGTGGCATTCCACCACAGGTTCCATTGTTCTAATAGATCTTTCATGGGTTTAACTTATCGTATTCTTCAGAGGCACGGTGCACAGCACTGCCACCATAAAACCACCATGAGGATTCTTCTTGTAGTTTAAGAACTCTGGACAAGTAGTACAGCCAGCCACATGATAGCCATGTGGTTAGGCTTGAGTAACTAATGTGTTCAGGTAATTGTTCGTTGTTAATTTCAATTGCCATGTCTCTCCTTAGATAATGTAAGGCAGGATAGAGTGACGGAGAGAAACATCTACCTGCCTTACGGTAGGCAGTATACCCTAGTCTGCAGCCAACTCTGCATTAGACACGACAGGCATACCTGTTTCCCCTAGCCTAGCCCAGGCACAAGGGTAACAAAAGTTCTTGGAGTAGCCCTTCTCATCAAGATGGAAGTCTGTAATGGGCACCCAAATGGGTGCAGTACAGGTGTGGCATACTGTTAATTCACATACTCGTTTAGTCGGCATTGTGTTTAGGCTCCACTAATCTATGCACTACTGTCTCAGGATGGGTGACCACCTTTGACCATGCATGTGCTTCGTATGCTTCATTGAACGGTCCATAAATGTTGGCTATCTTGCCAAGGTTATATGCTATTAGGATAAACATTAGTACTCCATTACTAGTTGGTTGTTGCGTGGACGATAACAATCACATTCTAAATAGCCAAGATCGCAGTCAAAGCAGAAGCCACATTGGTAACATGTCTGTTCAGATAACTCAAGTTCTGCTGAGTCCATAACATACTGACAGTTTGCACACTCAACAACTTCTTCTGCTGCTTCATCTAAGTCCATAGCCATGCCCGGCTTGGCATACTCTCTGCCCTTGGTGTCATATCCCATGTCGTAGTAGCCATCGTAGTAACCAATGGTCTTTGTCTTGGCACGGTAAGCGGTAGCCCAAGACTCGAGAAAGCAAGTCTGGTTAGACCACCACACCCCATCAGTATCTTCCCAACCTGCATGTTGATTGAGTATATACAATGGATGCTTAGCAGCAGGATCAACGGTAAGCACCGCAAGTTTAGAACCACCAGTGTATTCTTCTAACATCTCCCACACATAGTCATTGTCTAGTGCAGTGACACCACCAATGCCAGGTAAGATCTCGTCTGCAAAAATACGAGTGTCTGACCGGTCATCATTCTTTGGTGCTTCACAACTGAGAATGCCGTTGTGTGCTAGGTATGTACGTTGGTCACCACCAACAGGGAATGGGTGACAGTTCTCTACTGTCTTACTACCGTGGGTAGCATAACGGGCATGCCAAATAGCATAACCTTCTGAGTACTGCATACGTAACTGTAAGAATCTATTGATAGATTCATCAGCATTCATCGTACGTTCTACGATGATGCGTTGTTCAGATGGCACAGCAATAGCAAAGCCAAAGCCATGAGGATTGTTAAGCGCAGAGTTCTCTAACTTATCTAGGCTAGGAACTACATGCGGTGGTATTACACATAGCATACACATTAGTTGTCTCCGTTCGGGTCGTTGTCTTTTTCGAATGTCTCGTTCATGATGATGAACAAGTTAGGATATGTATCTGAGTTGGCAGTTACATAATGTACAAATCTACCCCATGCAAATGGAGCAGACTTGTGTTGTATCTTTAGCGTGCGTGTGTACTCAACAGCAGCAGCAACAAACTCAATGCCACTAAGTACTCGCTCCTTGCGAAGCGAACCTTTGAACACACGAATTTCAACGGTGTTTTCAGGCTCCATGTTTACTGCAGAGTAACGTCCAGATGATTGGTTACCAAACTTTACCTTTGGTATGATCTTACCTTTGTCAGTGAACGATGCATACTGGTTGTTCTTACGACCAGCAAGACGCTCGACTTGACGTTGGTTGTCATAGATTAACTTATTGAAACGCACAAGATGTGCTTCTCTAGAAGCATGCGTAGACCAGCCAAATGCAGTACGACTAACGTGTACATGCAAGCCACAACTACTACGGTTCCATGAACGAACACCCATCTTGCTGAGTTGCTTAAGGAAATTCCAATCAATGTCATTCTGATATGCAAACAAAGTATGAGGATGAGTAACAATCTCAAAGCCATTGGATAATGAACCATCTTCTTTAAGATAGACATGATCACTAAGTTCATTGATTACTATCTCAGCACAATCATTACGTGACTCATCACCACATACTTCTACTTCTAGTTCTATACCTAGATAGTAAGGCTCGAAACTAGTTGGATAGAAAACGGGACGTGGTCGGTAACTGTAGTTATGAATGTACTCAGAGTAAGAAGATGTCTCTTCGTCATCTTCACATGTGTGACCATTGTCCTCATGGTATTCATAACCACAATCATCGCACTCAACATAGCCATCATAACAAGATTGGCACATGTCTTCATCACGAATGCTAGAGTAAGTTAAGTTCCCATCAAAGGTATGATGACCACCGTACAAACACTCAATGATTTCTTCGTCAGCCTCATACTTATCAAAGCATAGTTGACAATAATTGTCGTGACCAATTTGATTTGATGCTACGCCATACATCCAGTATTCATTACAACCTGGACATTTATAAGAACAGCGTTGGTGCACTGATACTTTAACATTATCAGCATCAAATGCTTGAATAGTTTTGTACCATGATTGTACTGTTACACCTTCGGGTGCAAGGAATCCATTACATTTGGCACAATCTTCATGCTCCCCTGTAGCAGGGGGGAAGATAGATTTAATAGATACAAGATCTTGCAAACCATAAGAAGATACGTTTCTTATATCTAATTCTCTGAGCGAACTAAATATAGTACGATAAAGAAAAGCATCAATACATGGACCACATAATTCATGGCCTAGTTCAGGTATTGGATCATTGATGCCAGTAGCGTGTTGATAAAGATGACTGATAGAACTACAACCCATCCACCCTGAACATATACCAACACCTACATACTCAATGGTGTCGTTAGTACCAAGAAAGAAGTTTCGTTCATCATCAGTGAGTGCATCCCATACGGATATGCTTGCATCCAACATAAAGCCATCATCATCTGCTGTGGTTTCAGTGAAATCATTTGCAGTTCTGATATGCAAATCTTGTTCCATAAGTAAAGCAATATGTGCTTCACGCTCAGGCGTTAGCACAAGTGTAGTTGTCATAGGATTCTCCGTCCGTTGTTGTTAGTACCAGCCGTGAGTACGGTGGTGTGCCCAAGCAATGCTTGGCTTGCCATATCTATGTTCGATATACGCCAGCCCCCGCTCAATCTGATGCGGGGCTGGTGTTCGTGGATCAAGTGCAAGGATCTGAGGTATACCCCCAGCATGTTTTCCATTAAGGTCACCAGGCTCATGATTGTACGCACTAGGATTCCAATGAGACTCTGCGTTCCATAGTTTATCTAGTGCTTTGAATTCGCTACGCCCCCAGCCATACTTCTGTAGCATGACACCGCGGGCAAAGCCCTTGGATATGGACGCAGTCCAGAACTTATTAGGTAGTTCTTCGCAATGGAACTTGACCATTGCAGCATGAGCGTTGTCTGGAAAGAACACTGACCATAACGCCATGTAACTAACACTTAGATAAGTAAGGATGCGTTTCATATTTACTCCTGTTCTCGTTGCTGATTCAGTGCTTGCTCTTCCTGCTTCTGCAGTCCGATGATAAAGTCTTCAGTACCGGCACCATACCCCTGCCACCATGCCTCCTTGTAAACAATGAAGGCAGTGCCAAGCATGATAAGTACATCTAACAATAGATTGAATCCGTTATAGTAAATCAACTGGTCCTACTTTCTCTAGGTCTAGTCGTGCGAGTGTGCTGTTCTTATTGAGTTGGTCAAGCATGGGTCCAAGTAACGCAGGGATGCTGTCATCAAAATGCTTTTGAAGTTCAGCATGATCTCTGTTAATGATACTCGGATGGTTGGTTGTGTCAAGGGTATGCTTGAACACTACGTCAGTAAAGAAATATAGAACTGCTTTAGGACACCACTTTACGAGGACGGCCACGCTTAGCAGTAGCAGGGCGCAGACTTACAACTGACTGGTCAGCACGCAGTTCAGCCAGCAATTTATCTACTGCATTGATAGCAGCAGCAAGGGTATCTGCCTTGACTTGTGGACGAGTATCAACCTGTACTACAGGCTTAGTCTTCGGCACATAATTTCTGATGTTTAATACTGTAGGATTCTTGGCAAGCCATGCGTCTACTTCGCTTAACTTGTATTTGCGTACTGATCCTATCGTTGTATACGGAATCAGTTGGTCAATGCCTTTCTTGTACATAGTTGATTTACTGATATCTAGATGTGCCATTACTTTTGCTATTCCTACCCATTGTTCTTTAGCCATGATGTTCCTTTCGGTTGATGTGATTGTTATGACATGTAGACCAGACTGATACGTTGCCGGGCCCGAGCAAAGAAAAAAGGAGAGATGACTGACCGAAGCCAGCCACCTCTCCTGATATTACTTAGAGTACTGCTAACTCAGCGACCTTGATTTGAGTGTATGGCTTGTAGCGTTGTGCATTCTCGATACCAGGACGGCGATCGAAACGAGTGCTGAGTTCACCCTTGATCTGCACTAAAGTACCTGCTTCTAAACCTAGCGCTGAATCGCCATTGCCTAGGAATACCAAGGGCATTGTGGTTACACACTTACCGTCATCACCATATAGACTGATGTTGCCAGTAACGAGATTGCCTTGAGTACCCTTGCTTACAACGTTTTTGATATTACCAGTTAGTGTTACTGTGTTCATTTTCTCTCCTTAGTTAGTTGGTTTGTGTGATACCGCCCGAGGGCATGTCCCGACCGGGCGGTATCTGTAGATGATTAGATACTTGCGTCAGCCATTTCGCACGCAGTGCATGTCTTGGCATAGATACTGAACGTCATGTTGCACCAGTTACAGATACGTTCAACTGGAAGCAACTCCAGGTCACGATCATCGTAACGATCTTCCATGAACACGACTGGCTCGACGAACTCACGACGGACTACGATATTACCTTCGTCATCTCTGCGACCACTAGGGTCGCGGGTCTCTGACGAGATCCAGTCATGACCGCTTGGTTGGATGAGGTCACACTGGTAGATATGGGACAACTTACCTGCCACGACCTCGTCGTGGTCGCGGTTGTAGGCCGCGGCTTGTTCTTGTTCAGCGGGCTCAAGGTCGAGGATGTCTATGATGAATGCTTCGTACTGCGACCATGAGTACTCGTTGATTCCGTTGCTTGCCATGCTATTCTCATTTCTGTTTGTATGTCCACCGACTTGGTAAACGCCAATATCGATACTCCTAAGTCATACCCCGAGGCCGAAGGCCGTCTGAGCGAAGCGAGGGAGGGGGCAGGCATGGCGCGAAGCGACAGGCAAGGACGCGGGGTTTACCCTGCGGACACTGGAGTTTGCGAAGCAAACTTGACGACGGAGTACGATGAAGGCGCCGTAGGAGGACAGACAGATACGGAACGTCTACCACGCTTTAGCGTGCAGACGGCCATCTGTCTGAACAGGAGGGGCGTGGCGTATCGGAGCGAGGAGGCCTTTAGAGCCGAACGAGCCCCCATACGACAGCGAGCCTAACAGGCGAGCCGTGCGCCAGACGCTGGGTACAGCGACAGCGACGTGATCCGACCATTGGTGCGATCTGCACTGACCACCGCTCAGCCCCTGAGCACAGACTTCCCCTGAAAGGGGAAAGAGATTTTAATTCTTTGCTTTAGCAAAGGAAGATATTTATGTAGTCAGCGCCCCGGAGCCAGTGTGCTGGCGGAGAGGCGACCGTAACAGTGACGCAGACATATAGTACAGACAGAGCAGTCAGGCTCTGACCCGGTGGTTATTAAACTAGCCGTTGTTAGTATGTTGTATCTCCCATATTATATTTCCCTGGGTATACAGGTTCCCTTGCCCTAGTATGTCCTGGTATGTCCTGATTTCTGAAGAACTATTAAAAAATAGTTCGGAAGAAAGTGTTCGTTTTGACTGTTTGAACGGATTAATACTATATAGAGCAGTAAACGGAATACGCAGTATTCGCAGGCTTTTATATAGCCTGCTCATACTGCTACAGACTGCAGTTCAAACAGACTGAGAAGGACGGTAAAAGTCTGCCTAAGAGACGATAGGTAGGTTCAATGGCATCCCAAGGTAGAGGTCCCGGCTTCGGCAAAGGGGAGGCGCACTTCAAGGTTAAGGCGCTCAACGAGGCAAAGGCTAAGGTTCTCGACCTAGTTGCCAACGGAGCAACCACCCACCAAGCGGCAGCCGCAGTGGGAAAGAAGCCAGATACTATCCGTCAGTGGTTACTGCGTGACTCGGACTTTGCTACAGCGTTAGCGGAGGCAAAGGATCGAGGTGAGGCAACTTCGTTGTCGAGCATCGGTAAAGATAAACACGATCTCGAGTTCTCAGAGTTTTCTAAAATTTTTCTTAACCAGACAGTCTTCCCTCACCATCAAGACTGGATCGACCTTCTCGAGGGTAGAGAGCCTTCCTATCTCCACCCCTCTATCATCTACGAGCCAGCCGAACGACACAGGCTCCTAGTTAACGTTCCGCCGGAACATGCGAAGTCTACGGTTGTAACCGTAAACTATTCGACGTACCGTATCGCTCTTGACCCCAACGTTCGGATCATCGTGGTCTCGAAGACCCTAGTCAAAGCACGCGAGTTCGTGTATTCAATCAAGCAGCGTCTTTCCCACCCCCGTTGGCTCAAACTGCAGAACGCCTACGGACCAGAAGGTGGATGGAAAGAAGACGCGGACACTTGGAAAACTGACACGGTTTATCTCGGGGGCGATGCGCGTAACTCCAGCGAAAAAGACCCAACCATTCAGGCTCTCGGCATGGGTGGTCAGATCTACGGCGCACGTGCAGATCTGATCATCCTTGACGACTGTATTACCACTGCCAATGCCCATGAGTGGGAAAAGCAGATGAACTGGCTTCAGAAGGAAGTTATTACCCGTCTAGGTAAGAACGGTAAGTTACTCGTAGTAGGAACTCGAATCGCAGCCAATGATCTCTATAAAGAAATTCGTAATCCAAAACATTGGTCTGGCGGTCGTAGCCCTTTCACTTACATGGGTATGCCGGCTGTATTGGAATTTGCTGAAGATCCCAAAGATTGGAAAACGCTCTGGCCAAAGTCAGACGTTGCATGGGACGGCGACGATGACATCCTCCCAGACGAAGACGGCTTCTTCCCCAAGTGGGACGGGTCAACCCTCTTCAAGCGTCGTAGCGAGGTTACTCCTAGCACGTGGGCTCTTGTCTACCAACAAGAAGACATCCAAGAAGATTCAACCTTCCCGCCAGTCTTGGTACAGGGATCAACAAACGGGATGCGAAGAGTCGGACCTCTAAAGCCTGGCGCTCTCGGTCATCCTAATCAAGTTGAGCCTTACACCATTCTTGGTGTGGACCCTGCGACTGCAGGTAAAGCAGCATTCGTTATGACTTCGTACAATCGAGCAGATGGCAAGATCTATGTTCTTGACTGCTTGAATATGACTGAGCCTAACTATCAGAAGATCATTAACGCCATTAAAGAGTTTGTCGAGAAGTATCGACCTCAAGAAGTGCGCGTAGAAATCAACGCATTCCAGAAAGCATTTGAATTAGATGACGACTTACGAAACTGGCTTGCTGGACGCGGCGTACGGTTTAGTGCAAACTTTACAGGCAAAAACAAGTGGGACTCTAACCTCGGAGTTGCCTCCATGTCTAGCCTCTTTGGAACTCTTCGAGACGACAAGCACCAAAAGAACAACCTGATCGAGATTCCAAGCAGTGAAGGCAGTGAAGGTATCAAGGCTCTAGTGCAGCAATTGCTGACGTGGAGACCTGACACCAAAGGTGCTACCGACTGCGTTATGGCTTTATGGTTCACAGTCATTCGTGCACGTGAACTGATTCAAAAAAATACGAACGTTACTCCATATCTCAACAACCGCTGGGCTACTAGAGCACAGATGGAGTCGCGTTACTCAATTAATCTCGACGATGCTTTCGCGGAGCAGTGGACCGAGACCTACGGATAGGGAAACAAATGCCTTGGAGAAATGACGCTACACCTCGCAACACTGTAAAAGCAGGCAACCCACGCACTAGCGAACTTGCTGGTAAGGCTGGCGTATTGCACGGTGACCACATGGGTGGACACTCAGATGTTTCTAACCCACAAACAAAATTAACTCCTAATGATATAACTAATCGTACAAATGCAGCCAAAAAAATTATTGCTGCTCAGGACCCAAAAGTCATTGCTACGATACGCAAAACATATAATATCAAGTAATTTAACTTTTAACTAAAGGATTCCTATGCTAAATATGCAGCAGATAGCCGCACGTGTTGCCACGTTGCGCTACCGCGCTACCTCTAGAGACATGCGTAATGGCGATGTCCAGATGGTACGTCAGGGCAAGATTAGTCAGGTCTACCCTAACTTCTTCCCTGATGGAATTGATCAGAACGTAGTAGCAAACTTCATTGACATTGTCGCACGCGACCTTGCTGAGATGATTGCACCACTACCTGCGATCAATTGCTCTGCTGTAAATCAAACTTCAGACCGCGCTCGTACATTTGCTGACAAGCGCACACGTATTGCTGCCAACTATTTCCGTCATTCGGAACTAGAAGTTAACATGTTTAACGGTGCAGACATGTACGTAACCTATGGTTTCCTCCCGTTCATTATTGAATTGGATGAAGAAGCAAAGTTGCCGCGCATCAGATTAGAAAATCCTGTGGGAGCCTATCCCGAGTTTGACCGCTATGGACGATGCACTGCCTTTGTTAAGCGTTACTCAATGACGCTAGGTGAACTGGTAGCCCAGTTCCCCGACTACGATCGTCAGATCCTTGGCCCTGATGGGTACAAGCAAGACATGAATGGCATGATCGAAATGATCCGCTATTATGACAAGGATCAAAGCGTTCTTTACTTGCCATCTCGCAACAACCTATTGTTGTCGCAGGCTAATAACCCACTCGGTAAGATGATGGTTGTTATTGCTAGACGTCCTGGTCCAGATGGTGAACTTCGTGGTCAGTTCGACGACGTGCTCGGTATTCAGTTACTACGTAACCGATTTGCTTTGCTTGCTATGGAAGCAGCAGAGAAGTCCGTTCAAGCACCAATCGTTCTACCTAACGACGTTCAAGAGTTGCAACTTGGTGGAGATGCGGTTATCCGTACTGCAAACCCACAAGGTGTACGTCGCGTTGAACTAACACTACCGCAAGGCGCATTCACTGAGCAGCAATTGCTCAATGAAGAACTGCGCACAGGATCTCGTTATCCTGAAGCGCGTAGCGGAAACATGAAGGCATCCATTGTTACTGGTGCCGGTGTCGAAGCACTTATGGGTGCATTCGATTCACAGATCAAATCAGCACAAGCAATCTTCACCACTGCCCTCCGTGATGTTATCTCTCTTTGCTTCGAAGCAGATGAGAAGATCTTTAACGTTGAGAAGACAATCCGTGGTGTAGACGCTGGTTCTCCTTATGCTCTTTCATACACTCCAAGCAAGGACATCAAGGGTGACTACTCTGCTGATGTTCGCTATGGAATGCTTGCTGGTCTTAACCCAGCACAAGGTCTTATCTTTATGTTGCAGGCACTTGGTGGAAAGTTAATCTCCAAGGATCTTGCTATGCGTGAACTTCCATTTAACGTCAACGTTACTATGGAACAAGAAAAGATTGAAACAGAAGACTTGCGCTCGTCGCTACTTGGAGCAATCCAAGCATCAGCACAAGCAATTCCGCAGATGGTTGTTCAGGGACAGGACCCATCTAAACTTGTATCGCAGATTGCCGAAGTTATTAAGCAACGGCAAAAAGGAAGAACACTCGAAGACATCATTGAAGAAGTGTTCACACCCGAGAATCCTCCTGCTGGTGCAGCACAAACGGTTGAGTCGCCCGTCTCGCAGATTCCCGGCTCTCCAGCAGGAGGCACTCCTGAAGGAGCAGCCCCTGGTCCAGTAGGACAAGGAGAACCTGTAGGTCCACCATTGCGTGGTCCAGGTGAAGTAACACAACGCCCAGAACTACAAAGCATTCTTTCTAGCCTTAATGCGTCAGGCAAAGCAGGCGGAAGCGCTAGAACAGTAACTCGTCGAACAGTCGGATAGGAATCATCATGGCAACTCCTCGCAAAAAGCCAGTGCGTAAGGTAGCAACTGTCAAAGATGATTCATATTCAGAACTAGAGATGTACTGCATTTGGTTACATGAGTACTACAACGCTTTGCTTAGAGCAGGTTTTAAAAGCGATTTAGCACTTACATTTACAATTGATAAAGGTTCTTACCCAGCATGGGTTCAGTACCGCACACCATCACTTGGTGAGATCGTTGACTTTATGGAAGATGAGGATGAGGACTAATGGCAAATCAAGTAGGCGGATACCGCCAGCCAAATAACCCTGCACCTGTCTCAGGTCCTGGTGCAATGTCACAACGCACCGATGGTGGAGCAACAGAAGGTATGTCTGCTCCTATGCAAACACAGGCTCCTAAGTACATGCCCGGTCTTGGGTATGGAAAGGGTGGAGAGAACATGGCTAACCAAGAGGCAGAGCCTCTAGCGGGTAACCCTGTTGCACCAATGACTCCTCCTGCAGTGCCTCTATCTGCCCCTACACAGCGTCCTGAAGAGCCTATTACTGCTGGCGTGGACTTTGGTCCTGGCCCAGGATCAGAGGCCGTACAGATTCCTAACATGGCTGTCTCTGCTTCACACACTATTCGTACTATTGCGCAAAATGACCCGACTGGACAGGCTGATCTACTCTACCGAGTATTACAAGACCGAGGTTTCTAGTGCCATTAAACCTTCCAACTCCTGGTCCTATTGGTGGTCTTGATCCCAACGTAGCGCTACATACACCAGCCCTTTACGCTGCTGCAGCAAATATGAACTTGCAGACACCACAGAAGAACCAACTTAATCAGATTTCTTCAACCATTGGGTTGAACAAGCAATTGAGTGGTCTATCTACTGAGGCTGCACAAGCACAGTTCCATGCACTAGATCCAAACGTGCAGACACAACTTAAGGCTTTGTATGGCGATGCTCCATACATGAAGGCACAACAGAAGAACATTGTTTACCGTGCTATTGGTGACGTTACTGGTGCAGTACTAGGACCATTCAAATGGGCCTTCAAGACTGTAGTCAATGACTATAACCGTATCTTGCCTGTTAATGCACCGTATCTTTATGCGCGTGAAGTGCAACAGGGCGCTAATCCTTTTGCTTTCAGCACCATTCGTAACGCTTGGAACGGTAAGAACGTCTACGATATGGGTTCACTTGCTTCTCTTCGTAAGCAATACGGTGATACCGATACCTATGTAGCAATGAAGTTGCTAGAAGGACAGAAGCCAGGTCAGATTGTTGACTCATACGGCGGGGTCAATAGCGAAATTATTGCTTCTATCACCAAGATGTTTAACGACCCTAAGAACTTCCAGAACATGTTGGATCAATTCAAGGGTGCTCAAGTATCTGTTGGTCGTGATGCTGGTCGTATGCTTTTCAATCACCAGCCAGCAGACAACAAAGTTTACTCAAGCACAGGCTGGCACTTTGTTACAGGTGCTATTGATGCTGTAGCGCAGATTGTTTCTGACCCATTAACGTGGATCACCGGCGGTACATCTAAGGCTGTAACCCGTGCTGATCGTCTGGGTGAGTTGCTTGCTAAAGATCCAAGTGCTGCTAACGTACAGAAGGTCTTCATGGACAAGGGCCGCTTTGGTGGCATGAGTCCTTACGAAACTTGGGACAAAGTTGCTGGTCCTATCATTGAGCGTCTTGATACTGCTACTAAGGCTGGCGACAGAGCAGGCATCATTAGTGCTAAGAATGAGATTTCAAAAGTTATGCCTTCGTTGCGTAACGATGCAATGATTGAGATGCTCCGTAAGGAGAAAGTCTTTAACGGTGATGCAGCAATCAAGTTGTTCAGCGATGCTGAACCAATGCTTGAACTTATGGCTGGCCGCGTAGACGGCGCTACATTCTTCCGTTCTGGTATCCCCATTGCTACTCGCAGCCGTGGTCTTAACTCAAGAGTTAATGATCTTGTAGGCAGAGCGCTTAACGGAACTGCTACTGAAGAAGAAATGACTACTGGCTTTAGCAAACTTATGAGCGACATTGCTCACTCTAACGTAGCAAAGTCACCAGAGGCAGTCGTACAAAGCGAAGCACTTGCTGCTGAGACAGCAAAACTTTATTCTTTAAGTAAGAAAATTGGTCGTTTAACTGCACGATTCCCTGGCACTGAGGCAATTGGCGTTATGGATGGCAACGTAGACCAGAGTCTAAACGCTGTTCGCAATCTTGCTCGCACTATCTACTCTAAATCTTTTGCTGACTACTTTGCTGAAGGTTTCAAGGCCTCTAACCCTGCAGACCGTGTGGTACTTCTTCGTGGTCTTTACGTTCAGATCATGCACAACATGGGTCTTCACGGAACTGAAGAAGGCATCAAGTTGATGAATGAAATCCTTACTTCTAAATTTGGTGACAAGATTGGTTTTGCCAACAAGAAAGAAATCTACGTACCAGATCAGCACTTCACTGACATCCGTACTAAAGGTCCTGCATTTGAGAAGTCAACCAAAGAAGAAAATGGTTTGTTTAAGTACAACCATGAAGGCACTATTCATAACTTCAATGCTAAACCAGTAATTGGTAATTTGCCTTGGGGTCAACTGACAGACTATGCCTTTGCGATGACACGCAAGCAAGGTCTGCGTGATGCTATCCATTCTACACAAGGCATTACCGCTCGTAAGTTTGCACGTGGCATGACTAACCAATGGTCTACAGCAACGCTTTTCCCACGCTTGGGTATCCGTTCTGCCATTGATGAAGCGTTCTTTTATAGCATGATGGCTCCAGGCGAAGACATGATGCGCTACTTCCTTGGACGCAAACTCAACAAAGCCTCTATGGTTTTGCGCGGAACTGATACACAGATCCCACCAATTAAGCGTGCGATCCTTAATTGGCTAGACAAGAACCCTGCAAAGGCTCTCCAAGATTCAGATCGCATTAAAGACGTTACTCTTCCTAATGGTGAAGAAGTCAAGATGTGGGAAGACAAGGTTAATGTTGCTGAAAACGCCAACAACTTCCTAGAAGCAATCCTTCCTAAAGGCCGTGCAGTTGTTGATGAGGCTGGTAAAAAGACCTACCCACGTCAAGAGCGACTCATGGATTATATGAAGCAATTCTTTGTGCACACAGACGGCGTTGGTAACAACGCTATTGTAAATTCTGCCATTGGTAAGAGCACACTTGATGAAGGCAAAAGCGGCGGAGATCTTGCTGCGGAAATCTTTAACAAGTCTCACCTTACGCAGGCGTTTAAAGAAGAGAAGTTCTACCCTACTGGCGATTACGCCATTAAAGATGTAGAAGATATGAGCCCAGCAATGGTTGCTATGGCTCACTACAAGAACTGGTTCATGCGTTTTACACGCAATGCCAAGAACTTTGGCACAAAGTTTGATACATACTTCAACCCTGCTGAAATTTTTATGAAGCATGGTGCTCTTATTGAGCATGGTTCCTTTGGTAAGGCTGTTGACGAAGCCCTTTCAAAAGTGGGTGTAAAAGCCACTGGCGAAGATTTAAAGGTTGTTGATGAAAAAGTTCTTAACAACTTCTTAACTGATTCACAACAAAGCGTTAAAGACATTGAGAACAACCTCAGCCCGGCACAATCTGCTCTTAACCGTATTGAAGCCATGTTCCTTGATATGCATGACACCTTCCATGGTGCAGCAAATAAAACCAACACTGGTCTTTATAGCCATATTATGAATACAGCCTCATCATTGCTGGATGCCTCTGTACAAGAAGGCGTTCCAACAATAACAAGAGGCAAAGCCGTGCGTAACGCGCTTGAAAGTATTGACTTTAAAACATTTAAGAATCTTACTGAAGGCTTCCGTCCTGAAACGACCATCAATACAGACCTTAACACTGCAAAAGATTTAACCAACGAAGGTTTTGTACAGAAGATGTTGCGTTGGACACAAGAAGCACCAGAGCAAGCCATGGAATGGATGGATGCGCAGAACAATCACTTGTTCCGCCAGCCTGTATTGATGCTAACCTATGTTAAGTACCGCGAAAGGTACTCTGCATTAGAAGAAAAGTTCTACAACCAACTGGTTGAAGGCGGAGAAGACAAACTTGTAGCCCGTGAACTTGCTGAAAAGAAGTTTACCGAGACTGCGTTGAGCCATGCATCCAATCTTGTGCTCAAGTCTGTAGATAATCCAGCAATCAAGTCTAATCTTGCATGGACACTACGTACTTCAGGTCGATTCTACCGTGCTACCGAGGACTTCTACCGCCGTGTATGGCGCTTGAAGGACGTAACACCACAGGTTCTGTACCGCCTTCGTGCGGCTAGCCTAGGGTTACAGTCAAATGGATTCATTCACCCAGATAACAATGGTGATCCATACCTAGTAATGCCAGCAGATAACATCATCTTCCATCTTGTTAACGGATCGACAGCAATGTTCGGTGCCAATATAAAGCAACCTATGTTTGATGAGTTTGCTGTTAAGTTGGCTATGGGTAACCCATCATTCCAGCAAGATGCCGGTCAGCCTAGCCTTTCAGGGCCGTTTATGGCACTGCCTATCCTAGGTATTAAGACAATGCTTAAGGGTTGGGGTGGGGACCTAGGCGCTCAGGCGTCTACTGCTATTGATAAAGCGGTACTTGGTAACGTTAATCAGAATCTTACATTTACTAAAGCAATCGTTCCTTCAAGCATCCAGCGTATCTGGAACATGCTTGGTGTTGACGATCAAAGCCAGCAAGAAGTATCTGCAGGTATGCAGGCTATTGCCTATAACGCTGCACATGGCTTGTTCTTAACCCCTGAAAAGGTTAATGCTTTGCCAGCAGATCAACGTCAAACTGTCATCAATAACTACCTACATGGCATCAGAATTACTGCGCATAACATTAACTTTATGCGTGGATTCCTTGGACTCATGTCCCCTATCGGGCCATCAGCACAGGAAAGCAAAGACGTTCCTACTTACCTTAAGAACGTAGGCATCAACGGTCTACGCCCTGAGTTCTCTGACATCTTGCAAAGCGTCATGCGTAACTCAAAGGGCATGATTCAAGACCCATACGGCGCAGCACTCATGGCATACACAGGTAAATACCCTGGCAAGTTGGTATATACCGTAGCCCGTGACCAACGTTCTACCGCTTTAGCCTTGAGTTATACCAAGGAAATGCAGACTTATGTGGCGCAAAACTCAGGTCTTATCAATGACTATGGTGATGCTGCATTGATCTTTGCACCAAAGATTGGGCAGTACGACTCTAATGTATTTGCTTGGATGCAAGCATCAGGCATGATTAAGTCTCGTAAGTTGCAGGATTACTTTGATGAGGTAGCCGTTGCACAGGATCGTCAGAAGTATTACGACTATCGTGAGCAGGCTGTTGCAGCACAGGCAGATCCTGCCCTTGATGCTCAAACTAAAGCAAATATTATTGCTGATTCAAACGCAATGATGAAGGCTATGAAGGCTTCCAACCCTTGGTTAGAGCAATCTTTGAACAACAAATCTTACGGTGTGGGTAAGCAGGAACAGATGCTTACTAACCTACAAGACATGTTTAGAAACAACAAAGTACCTGTTAGCGCTGATCTTGCCAAGAAACTCAAGTGGGCTATGGATCTAACAACTAATGCCCTATCTCAGATCAGGGAAATTAATAACCAGTCTGAGGTTTCTTATGTTGCTGGTGCTTCACAATTAAAACTCAAGTTTAAGACTGATGCAGTTAACGCAATCCGCGAATTAGGTGGAGCACAGGGCAGCAATGCCCCTTCCAATCCACTCATTGCAGAGGCTCTTAAATCTATCTTCTTACCAGTGCTTGACTACTATGCACGTAACCCGAATGGATTGGTGACTAAGTAATGGCAACGCCACCGACAACTCGCTTCTCTAATTCTGGTCTTGCCCAGCAACAAGCCCGTGAAACCAGTACAAAAAAGAAGGCTGCTGCAGTTGCTGCTGCCAAGGTTCCTAAAGTATCTACTGCAGATGATATCTATAAAAGCATTACAAGCAGAGCGGGTTCCGCTGATCCCACTAAAGTAGGAGCACTTGGTCCTGTAGGTAATTTGCCTGGCAATAAGCCTACTGTTGCAGGTGCTGCTGGTACATATCAGTTCAGTTCTAATCTTGGTTATGACTTTGGTGGCTCTAATATACAGGGCAGTCTTTACACCTATACCGATCCTAAGACTGGCAAAACTGGTATCTTCCGCAATGATGCTGCTGGTGTTCCTACCCAGCAAGTTATCTTTGCTAACCCTAGTGATACAACTGGCCAGACTTATGTTGTTGCACCTTGGAATAGCGGGTCAACAGCGGTAGAGATTCTAAACCAGTTCTATAAAACCCCTGGTCAAATCTCTACTCTTAAGCAATCTCTAGCCCAACGTGGTTTGCTCGGATCTAAAAGCCAAGCAGCAGCATCCGTTGCATCAAAGGATTCTCTTGATGAGACATTCCTTAAGGCTTTTGGCAAGACCCTTCTTACTACTACAGAGAACAACTACCGTGCAGGTAGCAATGGTGGTACTCAGTTTGTTAACCCAACCACTTATCTCCAAGGTGTAACAGGCTATGCCGGTACCCGTGTATCCAATAACTTTGTTTATACCCCTGAAGTATCTGCGATTAACGATGTTAATGGCTTTGTTCAAGAGCAACTTGGTCGTCAGGCTACCAAGTCTGAAGTAGATCAGTACACTGCAATACTTAAGAAGTATGAAAAAGATCATCCAGACAAGGTAACTACAACCACAGACGCTATTGGTTACGAGAAGAACCGTGTCACCATCCAAGGTGCTTCTGCTGATGATAAGAAGATGCTTCTTGTTGGTATGCTATGGAAAGAACTACAGCAGGCTGGTGTGGATCCTAACAAGATTTCACAGACCGGTGGCAAGATTGCACAGAGCATGCAGAAGATTATAGAAAATGCATCCGCTTATGGCTTGCCTCATATCGATAATACCGCTGCTCTCAACTCTGTTATTAAAACATTACAGCCAGGTGGAGACATCAACGCAGAGATAGCCAAGCAAAAAGAACAGGCTAAGTTGCTATACAAGCCATTGGCTTCTTATCTTGACACAGGCGGAACAGTTAAAGATATTGCTGATTACTACAATCGACTTAATCAGAAGTATCTTGAAACTAATACCCCTACAGATGTATTCAATTCTGATGTCCAGGGTGCTCTCAAGGGTGATGGAAAGAGCATCATGAGTGAGAACGACTACGTTAGCATGCTTAAGAAGAAGCCTGAATGGGCAAAGACTATGAATGCCCGTGAGCAAGCATCTGAATTTGCAACCACTATCCTCAAGCAGTTTGGACTATTGGCATAATGGCTATGTTTAATTTTGCAGGACGCGCAATGGTTGATGGTGGCAATGAACTTGAACCTATTCCAGGGTTAGTAAATACTGTACCAACACCAGATAAAGCAGAAGCAAGCAGCGCTTCCAACTTTATACCGCCACTGATTGATACTACAGATACGTTTGATCAAGCAGGGTTTGATGCTAATACTCTTGCTGGAAGCAATGCTGAATATGAAGCAGATCAAGCCGTTATAGCGGCTAAAGGAGATCCTACCCTTGGGGGTACAGTCCCTGCTTATACTTCTCCAACAACATATTTTACCCCTGCATCAGGCAATCCAATAGCAGATCTTGCTGCACAGCAAGCAGCAGCAGCCCGCGTAGATGCGTTCAAACTTCTTGAAGATGTCTTTACAGGTTATGGGCTAGCAGAGTTGGTGCCTAGCATCAGAGAACTTATGCAAGGTGTAACAGATCCAACTACAGGCAAGACTGTGCAGGTTGGACCTAGCGAAGCAGCGCTTCTTCTTAAGACTGACAAGCGTTATAACGCTCCATACCTTGCACGTTTTGCTGGTAACACAGCCCGTGTTGCTGCCGGTCTTAATGCGCTTCCTGAATCTACTTACCTTGAGATGGAAAAGAATTACGGCGAGATACTTAATCAGTATGGGCAAAAGAGTCTTGCCAATAAAGCAGAATTTGCTAACCTCATTGGTGGAGATATATCTAACACCGAACTTAACTCACGTCTTGATCTAGCAGTTGCACAAGTACAGAACGCTGATCCACAGGTCAAGCAAACACTGCAGCAATTCTACCCTGGCATCAGTGATTCAGATCTAGTTACATACTTCCTTAAGCCAGATGAAACTCTACCTAAACTACAGCAGAAGGTCACCGCTGCACAGATTGGCACCGCTGCTACTGAACAGGGTCTTAAGACATCTGTTGCTGCAGCAGAAGATCTTGCTAAGTACGGTGTTACACAACAGCAAGCACAGGCAGGATACGCAAAAGTTGGTGAGATCCTTCCTGCTGCTAGCAAGTTAAGCAACATCTATGGTGAGGCACAGGTTGGTTACGACCAGGCCACTGCAGAGTCTGAAGTATTTAAGGGGCTAGCGAGCGCACAGCGCAAGCGTCAACAACTACAGCAACTTGAACAGGCTGCATTCAGTGGTCGTTCAGGCATCAGCCAGCAAGTTAACCCACTAGGTAAGGGCCTACAAGGTTCCTTCTAACTAAGTTCCCGCTGCGGATCGATCGGCCCCGCACGGCGTATTAGACCGATAGCAAGAGCCAGACGACTTTCCCCGAGGTCGACCTGTGGCTTGCGATACAACTACCAAGAATGGGAGAACGGTTGCTATGGCAACAAACCAATGGACAGACGATGACGACGATTTCGACATCGAAGATGCACCTACACCTACCAACGATAACGATCTCGTTAAGCAGTTGCGTAAGGCTATGAGGGCTAAAGAAAAAGAAAATAAGGAACTCGCTGAAAAGTTTGAAGCGCTTAACAAAGTTCAGCGTGAACGAGTCGTCAAAGAAGTCCTTGAATCGAAGGGTGTTAATGCTAAGGCTGCACGTCTTATCATGAAAGATCTAGATGACGTTAACGAGGAGACAGTCTCGCACTGGCTCGATGATAACGGCGATCTTTTTGGATATAACAAGCAGGCTCAAGCAGACCCTCAGCAACAAGTTGATCTTGCAGCACTACGCCAGCAAGACATTGTTTCACAGCAGGGTATGACACCCGACAAGCAGATGGATGCAATGGAACGTATCAACAACGCTTCGCAAGAAGAGTTGATTGACATGATCCGCTCCGGAAACTTTTAAACCAACCGAACTAACATCCTCAGAAGGAGGTGCAATAAATGGCTAACGCATATACCACCACCGGGTCCTCGTCACTCGGAGGTACCGTAGGCGGTGCAGGTCTCGTACAAAAGGCGTATGATCGTCTTATCGAGTTCGCACTCCGTGCTCAGCCTCTTATCCGCCAAGTTGCAGATAAGACCCCTGCTCGTCAGAGCATCCCGGGGTCCTCAGTTGTATTGCAGCGTTACGTCGATCTCACACAGGCTACAACAAGCCTTACTGAGCAGACTGATCCAGATGCAGTAGCACTAGCGACCCCAACATACACAACCATTACTCTTGCTGAGTATGGTAACGCAGTACTCGTTACACGCGCTCTCGAACTCTTCAGCCTTGCTGATGTAGATCCAGCCGTTGCTAACATCATTGCGTACAACCTTGCAGATTCGATCGATACGATCGCACAGAACGTTCTTAAGACAGGTGCTAACGCACTCTACGGCGGAACACGTAC